AAAATCCATAAGGTTATTTACTTCTTCAGCTCTGTCATTGTGAAAAACCATACTATCTTTAGGTAACCAACGACATAATCTCATATGTTGCCAAGACGTAGTTTTAGTCTTAAATAAATGATCTATAAAATAAATATTCTTGTAAGCATAATAATTTAATAATTTTCTTATTTTAATTTTTTGTATATGAGGTAGATGTATATTTCTATGACGATGTTCTTCTCTGTCATCATAACAAAGATGTGTGTTTTTATCGAAGAAAGACATTAACATTTTTGCATCTTTTTTATCAATAAAGTTTTCTATTATATGTCTAGCAGTCATAAATTCTATCTAAAAACTTATATTTAGCAGTGACTTTATTTATAAATATAACTAGTCTTAATGTTTCTAAATCTGTAAACTCGGTAACACCATGAAATTTATTGGCATCATAAAGTAATAAACTATTAAAGTTATTAGAAACAACTACCTGTTTTTTTAAATCTTTATTATAAATAGTCGTGCCAGATTTTTCACAAAGTGTTTTATTTAAATATATAACGCCTGCTATTTCCATATTGTTATCTTGATGAATATGTGTCTCTTTTCTTTTCCATTTTTTAAGATCAGAAGGTTTAGTTTTATGAAATTGAATGGAAGCACTTTCCCAGAAAACTTGTTGTAATCTATATTCATAAAAAACAGAAATGATCTTATTCATTATAAAACTATGAAGCTCTGGATTTATTTTATGAAAAGACTCTGATCTAACACCAGGCCAGTTTTCATGATTTTTAGCTCTAGACCATTTTACTTTTTTTAAAAAATCAAAAATTAATTGAGGATCTTTAAAAAAATTTTCAACAACTATTGTTGGATAAATCATTTAGGTTTTTTGAATTCACCTGGTAAACCTAAATGAGGTCTTCCATCAAATAAATTTTTATCTGATCCTTTAGTGGCAGCATTATTGTAATGTAAAAATATCTGAACACATTCTTCACCTTTAAATGGTTCTCTCCAATGTTCTAATTCATTACCTCTATAAATTAGCATATCTCCAGGGTTTAAAGTAATTTTTTTACCTTTAGGTGCATTAGGTTTAATAAGATTTTTTTGTTCATCAATAACAAAATTTTTACCTGTAGGATCTAAATATATTGGCCAAGGTTCTCCACCTAAATTTAATGTAGTGGATATCTCACAACTAAATCTATCTTTGTGTCTTTTTAAAATATCTCCTTTTTTGTATATTCTTCCGTAAGAATAATTAGGAGTAAGCTTTAAGCCTGTTTTCTTTTGCATTAAAGGAAGTAATTCAACAAGTAAAACTTCCATTACTAGATCAGCATAACAAGAATAGGTATTAGGCACCTGACCATCTTCCCATGTTCCATACATAGATTCATAGGGAGATATGTATCTTTCTGTAAATAAAGTGTTTGCAACCTGTCTTTTGAAAGTAAAATATCTTTTACAAAAATAAGCCATTGGTTCACTTAAAGCTTTTCTAATTACTCGATATTTATTTTTTTTAAAACTCATTTGTTCCTTTCCTTAAATAAATCTAGGTCCCTTTAAAAATATTGTTAAACTTTTTCTCTCTCCTTTAGTTACAGGAGAAACTTTATGGTGTATAAAAGATTTAAACATTAACATAGAGCCAGGTTTATTAAATTCTGGTATAATAAACTCATCACCCATAAACATTGAAAAATCACCCCCTTTGTAGGATTCAGTAGATAAATTTATTAAGACTGTTAACTTTATATCGTAGCTACTATTTACGACTCGATCACAATGCCAATTGTAGCTAGCCTGTTTACTTGAATTATAAATATTAAAATTTACAAAATCATATGGGTTTTTAGGAAAAAGATTATATCCAAAATTAAAGCTATTAATTGAATAAGCCCTATCTACCACATGATCTAATTTATTTGCTAATTTAGAATAAAGTATCTGTTTACAATTTAGATTTTTTTTAGATTTACCCATCACATCTGTGGCTTCAAGATTTTTTGGTTCAACCTGGTCATATTTAGAGTTTATAGTTTTTACTAAAGATTTAATTTCAGCAGGTGAAAAAACTTTATTCCAAAACCAATAATTATTTTGTGCACTCATTATTTAAAAGGCCATCCTAAATTCCAAATTACTAAAGAGTTTCTTATTCCTTTTTTTACAGGACATACTCTATGCCAAACAAAAGAAGGAAATACTACAATAGAACCTCTAGGTAATATTTCTAAACATTTTTGAGTATTTTTATTTTTACTTACAGTGGGTTTATTAAAGTTAAATTCTAGTTCGCCACCTTTGTATTCATCAGGATCAGTTAGAGAACAAGTTACAGATAATTTTCTAATTTTACCATGTTCGACATCATTAGGTTTATTGTAAGGTCTAACATCAGAATCACAATGCCAATCATAAAATTGTCCTGGTTTGTATGTAGTAAATTGACAAGACTGCATGTAGTCCCATTCATAATTCCAACCAGCTTCTTTATTTGCTCTATGTATGTAAGGTCTTATTTCTTTATATATCCATTCATCATTCAACCATACTACTTGTGATTTTCTAACTTTCTGTAAATTTTTTAACTCTTTTTTAGAAATAAATTTTTTATTAGTGTAAGTGCCTGTAAGAGCAATTTGTTGTTGTTGGCTTTTACCATATCTTATAAGATCATCGCAAAACTTTGGTGTTAAAGCTGACTTAAAATAATAATAATAATTGTGTAATACCATTACTTTATGTAGTTAAAGTTTATAGCCACTCTTATATTTTGATCGGTACAACTAGTTCCTGTGTGATTTTCACCGCAATCAAATTCTATATATTTATTCTCTTCACTTTTAATAATTTTTTTATTTTTAAATTTAGTGTATCCATCGTTAGTGTTTACATATAATATACCTGTAGTTATTTTTTCATAATTATCATAGTCCGTATGATAACCATGCTCTATGTGTTTGTCTGTCTTAGTTATAAGGTTAGCTTTAACTCTTAAAAGACTAAGAGGATTTATTTTTTTTAAAAAAGGTTCTATTAAATTAAAATAACTAGATCTAATTTTGTCATTAGCATAGAAACAATGAGTAAACTGAAATATTCCAGCAGCATCTTTTTCTGTATTTACTCCTGGATTATAATACCAAGGAAAATCAGAACCCATTAAATTATTTTGTAGCATTTTGAATTGATCTTTAAGTAATAAATTGTGGTATACTTTCATAATAAAATTAACTATAATTTAATTGTTTATGTTGTCAAATGAATATAATTGAACGCTTTTCACATTATTTAGATTCTGTAGAATACCCTAAGGAAGAAACTTCTTGGAATATTGCTGGTGTTTTAAAAGGCCAAAATGGTTTTTATAAATTTGATGTTAGAAATATGTTTAAATTACCGAATGGTGATATGGCACAAAAAGGTAAAACACAATCAAAAGCAGATAAAATAGTTCTAGAATATGAAGATAAATGGATTATTATTGATTTAGAAGAGTTGCATAAGTATATAAAAAATAATAAAAAAAATACTGTATATATTCAAGAATTAATTGATTCTCTAGAATGGAACATAATTGTATCTAAATAGCTGATCTATACTAACTAATATTTTTGTTGTAAAATAACAATATGCCTTTAACAAATGTACAAATAGCACCAGGATTTAATAAACAAGTGACTGAAACAGGAGCAGCAGGTCAATGGACAGATGGCGATTTTGTCAGATTTAGATATGGTTCTCCTGAAAAAATTGGTGGTTGGGAACAAATTACAAGTTCAACTTTAGTTGGCTCTGTTAGAGATCAATTAGTTTGGGCTGATTTAGACACAAGACGTTATGCTGCTTTAGGGACTAGTAAGCTATTGGTTATTTATTATGAGCAAGCTTTTTATGATATTACTCCTTTAGAATCTGCAATAACTGGGGCGACCTTTACTACAGTAAATACATCACCTACTGTCACTGTTAATAAAACATTACACGGATTATCTACTGGAGATTTATTTATTTTTACTTCAGTTACACCTCCAGTAGGAGCTGGGTACTCTGCTGCTGATTTTACAACAAATACTTTTGAAGTTATTTCTACACCTACTACTGATACTTTTACAATTACCATGGCATCTAATGCGGGTACCTCTGTTGCTGCAAGTGGAGCTGCAACAATTAATCCTTACATAAAGCTTGGCCCAGCACTTCCAACTTCAGGTTTTGGTTGGGGAACATCCACATGGGGCGGCGCTTCTGGTATTACTTCTACTCTAAACGGTGCTCTCAATGATGACACCGCGGGAACAGGTGGATCAGGGACAACCATAGTAGTTGCATCAACTACAAACTTTCCAACAGCAGGCACTATAAAAGTAGGAGCTGAATTTATTTCTTACACAGGAATTACACCAACCACATTAACAGGTATCACTAGAGATGTTGCAGGAACAAGATCAGCACATGCAGACGGATCCTCAATTGAAATTTACACTGCATGGGGACAAGCATCTTTAAGCTCCTCGGTATTCCTTGAATCATCTAATTGGTCGCTTGATCATTTTGGACAAAAGCTGATTGCAACAGCAAAAAATGGTAAAACTTTTGAATGGAATCCTATTAATGCAAATATAAATGCTTTGACTACAAGAGCGACAGAAATATCTAACGCACCAACTAATTCAATTATGTCAATCGTGTCTGAGAGAGATAGACATTTAATTGTTCTTGGAACTGAAACGACAATTGGAACACCCTCGACTCAAGACCCAATGTTTATAAGATTTAGCGATCAAGAAAATTTATCTGATTATGCACCTACATCAGTAAATACTGCGGGTACATTTAGATTAGATAGTGGTACAAGAATCATTGGAGCAGCAAAAGGTAAAGATTATATTTTAATTTTAACAGATACTTCAGCATATGTAATGCAATTTGTGGGACCACCTTTTACTTTTTCAATAAGGCAGGTCGGAAGTAATTGTGGATTAATAGGTCAACACGCTTTACGTTATGTTAATGGAAGAGTTTGGTGGATGGGACAAGCAGGAGGTTTTTTTGTATATGATGGAACAGTTAAATCAGTTCCATGTTTAGTTGAAGATTTTGTTTTTACTGAATCTGGTGATAACTTAGGAATTAATTATAATAATGGTCAACAAGTGTATGCAGGGTTAAATCATTTGTATGAGGAAATAAATTGGTTTTATCCTAAATCTGGTTCAAATTATATTGATAGAGTGGTAACATATAACTACACTGAAAATACTTGGACTACAGGATCTTTAGCAAGAACTTCTTGGCAAGATTCAACTTTGTATGACAACCCATACGCTACAGAATTTAATGCAACAGGTACTCCTACATTCCCAACCATTCAAGGCGTAACTAATATTAATGGGGCATCTACTTATTATGCTCATGAAGTCGGTAATAATGAAGTTAGTGCAACTGGAGTTAAAACAGCAATACCCGCATTTATTCAATCTGGTGATTTTAATTTAGCTGACGGAGAGGTCTTTATTAGTATTAGAAGATTTATACCTGATTTTAAAAGACTTGTAGGCAATGCTGAAATTACAATTAATTTAAGAGACTACCCAACAAGCACAGCAGCGAGCTCACCATTAGGGCCATTTACAATTACAAGCTCTACTGATAAAGTAGACACACGTGCCAGATCAAGATTTGCAAGTGTGAAAGTAGCTAACCTTTCAACAGATCAAAGTTGGAGATATGGTACTTTTAGAGCTGACGTACAACCTGATGGAATGAGAGGATAATGGACCCTATTACACAAAGAATTTTAGAGCAACAAAGAGCTATAGCACAGGACCCTAA